TATAATGTTGAGTATCAACTACAAGCTCTTAAATGTAAACCTCGCCCATTGACAGAAGCAGAGCAGGAGCTTGTTTCTGAACTTAAATCTATGGATGAAGTCTTAACTAGACCTACTCCAGATGCTCAGAAAGAGCTACTTGATAGATTGAGAGAAGGTTCTAGCAATGAGCCTGATGAAACAATTTCTGACGAATTCGATATTTCTTAGGAGAGCATTATGTTAACAGTAGGAGACAGATTCCCAGACTTACACATGAAAGGTGTAAATGAAGAAAATGAAATCATTGATGTAGATGTATTACTTGCCGAATGGTCAGTAGTATATTTCTATCCAAAAGATTTTACTTTTATTTGCCCAACAGAAATAGCTGGCATGGACGAATTAAGTAGTCGTTGTGATGTTATTGGTGTAAGTGGAGACAATGAGTTTTGTAAACTTGCTTGGAAAAAAGATAACTCTCTCATTCGAGACATAAAACATATTCTTGCAGCAGATTGCGGTCTTCGACTTTCTCGTCAACTAGGAATAGTTAATGAGGAGGAAGGAGTATGCTATCGTGCAACTTTTATAATTGATCCCGAAGGAATCATTCAACATGTATCAGTAAACGCACTAGATACAGGAAGAAGTGCAACTGAAATCTCACGAACACTACAAGCCTTACAGGCAGGTGGTCTAACAGGGTGTTCTTGGACACTCGGGGACGAGTTCGTAGGATGATTTTATTTACTGCAGATTGGCATATTAAACTTGGACAAAAGAATGTACCAATAGCTTGGGCGTGCTCAAGGTATAAGATGTTCTTTGAACAAATTTATGAACTTGAAAAAGACGTTGATTTGCACATCATTGGTGGGGACTTGTTTGACCGAGTCCCCAGCATGGATGAACTTACACTTTACTTTGACTTTGTAAAGGGTGTTTCAGTAGATACTATTATATTTGATGGTAACCATGAAGCAACACGTAAAAACCAAACATTTTTTACAAATTTAAAAAGAGTGACAGAAGAATTAAATCCTCTTGTAAAAGTATATACAGAAACTTTCTATCAAGACGATTGGGCAGTACTGCCTTATGCAGACTTACACAAAAAAGAAAGCATAGAAAATATTAATACAGACGTACTATTTACTCATGTCAGAGGAGAAATACCACCTCATGTTACACCAGAAGTAAATTTAAAAAGATTTGATAAATTCAAAGTTGTGTTCGCAGGAGACTTACACGCACACAGTAACACACAAAGAAATATAGTATATCCTGGAAGTCCTATGACTACAAGTTTTCATAGAAAGCACGTTGAAACAGGGTATTTAATGATAGATGATAATGATGGATTTCAATGGACATGGCATACATTTGATCTACCACAATTAATTCGTAAAACAGTTACAGATCCTAGTGAGATGGTACAAACAGAGTTTGACCATACAATATATGAAATTGAAGGAGATGTATCAGACTTGAGTAATATCAAGAACAGTGAATTACTAGATAAAAAAGTAATTAAAAGAAAGACAGAAGCAACTCTAATATTGGATAAAGAGATGACAATAGAAGAAGAACTAGGAGAGTACCTAGGTTATATATTAGAGTTAGATAATGATAAAGTAAAAAACATTTTAGGAGTATTCAGTGATTACGCTAAAGAAGCTAACGTGGAGTAATTGTTTTAGTTATGGTTCGGACAATGAACTTAACCTTGATGAAAGCATAGTAAACCAACTAGTTGGAACAAATGGAACAGGAAAAAGTTCAATTCCGTTAATACTTGAAGAAGTATTATTTAATAAAAATTCAAAAGGAATCAAAAAAGCAGACATACCAAATCGTGAAGTCAACAAAGGCTATGACATAGGTTTGACTTTTGATGTTGTAGATGATGAGTATGAAATCGAAGTAGTACGCAGAGGAAATATAAAAGTAAAATTATATAAAAACAAAGAAGATATTTCTAGTCATACTGCAACAAATACATATAAAACACTAGAAAAGATTATTGGTATTGATTTTAAAACTTTTTCGCAGATTGTATATCAAAATACAAATGCAAGTTTGCAATTTCTTACTGCGACTGACACAAATCGTAAAAGATTCTTAATTGATCTTTTGCAGTTAGATAATTATGTAAAATACTTTGAAGTTTTTAAAGATTTATCACGAAATTTGAGTGGAGAAGTTTCAGTCATACAAGGGAAAATTGACACAATTGATAAGTGGTTATTAGATAATAAATTGGAAGATACATCACTACTTTCGAAATTAGAATTACCATTTTACTCGGAAGAAGATGAAGAGTCTTTGCGGTCTTTACAATTAGAATTCCAAAATATCTCAGAAATTACGAAAAAAATTAACCAAAATAATTTATACAAAAAGCAGTTAGAGTCCATTGATTTAAGTTTTGCGAAAGATTATGTTGCAAAAAATCAATGGCAAGACACAGAACAGTTAGTAGAAGAAATTGGAGAAATAAAGTCAAAAAGTGCACAAGAAGTACGAATGGTCAAGAAGTATATGGACTTGCAAGAATTAGAAGATGCAGGATGTCCAACATGTGGTCAAGATATAGATATAACATTTATTAAAAAAGAATTACACAAACATCAAACTGCTCGTACAGCATATTCTGAAAAACTAGATGAAGCAAATGATAAACTAGCAGATATAAATGAAGCAAATAAAATGCTAAAACAAATGGAGCAAAGAATAAATAGTTGGGAAGAAATTTACAGAAATATAGACCATAAACTTCCTTTATATGTTCCAGACGCAGAAGAAGTACAAGACAAAATAATTAAATTAAAAGAGAGAATACGTAACCGACAAGAAAGAGTAAATGAAGTTATAGCGGAAAACGAAAGAATAGAAAGACATAATACTCGACTCTCCATAATTGAAGAACAACAAAGCGATTTCGAAGAACAACTACAAGAACTCTCTACAGATATTATAGATGTAGAAGATAAACTTGGTCATGTTGAAATATTGAAAAAAGCATTTAGTACAAATGGACTACTTGCATATAAAATTGAGAACTTAGTAAAAGATCTCGAAGAATTAACAAACGAATACCTTGCAGACTTATCGGATGGAAGGTTTAGTTTAGAATTTGTTGTCTTAAATGACAAACTTAATGTAGAAATAGACGATAATGGAAAGTCAGTAGAAATTCTAGCCCTTAGTGCAGGAGAACTCGCAAGAGTTAATACCTCAACACTATTAGCAATTAGAAAACTCATGAGTAGCATCTCAAAGTCGAGAATAAATGTACTGTTTCTGGATGAAGTAACAAATGTATTAGATGAACAAGGAAAAGAAAGACTAGTAGAAATTCTACTGAGAGAGGAAAATTTGAATACTTATATAGTATCACATGGCTGGACACACCCACTATTGTCCAAGATAGAAGTTATAAAAGAACAAAAAATTAGTAGGCTTGAACTTGGTTAATCCTAGACAAAAAGGTCACCGAGGTGAGCAGCAAGTATTATCTATGCTTGAAAGACTTACGAATGAAAAATGGGTACAAACTCCAGGATCTGGTAGTGGAAAGATCAAAGGGGATTGCATGGTACCCGATAAAGTAAACTTGTTTACTGTTGAAGTCAAATTCTATAAAGATATTGGTTTCAATAGTAAAATATACACTCAGAAAAGTAATAATCTTTTCAAATGGTGGAGTAAACTTTGTAAACAAGCACAACAAATGGGACAAGAACCACTGTTGATATTTAGAGAGAACCACGGAAAGTTCTTTGCAGCAACAGTACGAAAACCAAAAAACACATTGCGGTATATGCACATTGCCTGGCTAGGTGCTTATATACTAATCGCAGAACACTGGCTAGAAAAAGAGGAGATACAATTTACAAATGGCGATAACATTCTCAGACCTTGGGAGCCCAGCTCCAAGTGGGAACTTGCTGATAGTTGATAGTCTCAATATAGCATTTAGATGGAAACATCAAGGTGTAACAGACTTCAAATATGATTATGTCCGAACAATAGAAAGTTTAGCAAAATCATACAACGCAGGTACGATTGTAATTACTGCTGATGGTGGTAGTTCATATCGTAAAAATATATTCCCCGAATATAAGGCAAACAGAAAAGAAAAATATGCAGAACAAACTCCTCAAGAAGAAAAAGAGTTTGCTATGTTTATGGCAGAGTTTAGTAATACTTTAACATTACTGAAAGAAAAATATCCAGTATTTCAATTCAAGGGAGTTGAGGCTGATGATATTGCAGCATACATTAGTATGAATTTAGATAAGTACGGACTAGACGAATGTTGGATGATATCATCTGATAAAGACTGGGACTTACTTATTAACGATAGAGTTTCTCGTTTTAGTACAGTTACTAGAAAAGAAACTACAATACACAATTGGGATGAACATTATGATTTTGATATTCCCGATTATATAACATTCAAATGTCTGACTGGCGACAAGGGGGACAATGTTCCAGGTATCCCTGGAATTGGTCCAAAGCGCGCAGTGCAGCTAATGGAACAATATGGAGACGTTTTCGATATCTATGATGCTTGCCCAATAGACGGAAAGTATAAATATATTCAAAGCCTCAACGAAAATGCAGAACAACTTCTAGTAAACGTTGAGCTTATGGATTTAATTACTTACTCAGAGGAAGCAATAGGAAAAGAAAACACAGAAGTTATTAATACAACTTTAAAAAGGCACTTAAATGAAAATTGATTTTACAAAAGACAAACTTCTTACAGAGTTTAGTCTTAAAACACTAGAAGATAGGTACATGATTGGCGACGAAAGTAGTCCTCAAGAGGCTTTCGCTCGAGCAGCAAAAGCTTTCGCAGATGATGAAGATCATGCACAAAGACTATATGATTACGCAAGTAATTTATGGTTTATGTTTTCTACCCCTGTACTTTCAAATGGTGGTACAGAACGAGGTATGCCTATCTCATGTTTTCTTAATTATGTAGAAGATAGTCGAGAAGGTATTACAGAACACTACACAGAAAACGCTTATCTATCATCTTTTGGTGGTGGTATAGGTGGATCATGGAGTGCAGTTCGTTCACAAGGAACAAGAACCTCAAAAGGTTCAGAGTCCACAGGTGCAATTCCTTTTATGAAAGTAGTAGATGCAGAGATGCTCGCTTTTTCACAAGGAGTCACTAGAAGAGGTAGTTATGCAGGTTACTTACATATTACTCACCCTGAGATAGAAGAATTTTTAGATATTCGAAAAGCAACGGGCGGGGACATCAATCGTAAGTGTACCAACCTACACCACGGAATAGTTATAAATGATAAATTTATGGAAACTATACACCGTGCAACAAAAGAAGAAAACTTTGATGATAGTTGGGAACTTATTGATCCTCACACTCAAGAAGTTAAAAAAGTAGTGTCAGCAAGAACACTATGGGTAAAATTATTACAGAATAGAATGGAGACAGGCGAACCCTATCTTATGTTTGAAGATGCTGTAAATCAAGATTTACCCGAATTTCAAAAGAAGAAAGGTCTCTATGTAAATCATAGTAATCTTTGTTCTGAAATCACTCTTGCTACAAATGAAGAAAGAACAGCAGTATGTTGTCTATCAAGTGTAAATCTCGAATACTTTGATGAATGGTCAAAGATTCCAGCATTTATACCAGACTTAGTACGAATGTTAGATAATGTATTACAATTCTTTATTGATAATGCACCTAGTCAAATGGAAAGAGCAAAGTACAGTGCTATGAGGGAGAGAAGTATTGGACTTGGAGCTATGGGATTCCATGCATATTTGCAAAGGAATAGTATACCTTTTGAAAGTATTGGAGCAAGTGCCGTAAACTTTACAATGTTTAAGCACATCAAAGAAGATGCATTACAAGAAACTCGTAGACTTGCTGTTGAAAGAGGAGCGTGTCCTGATGATGATAGTTGCGAAGTAAGAAACGCACATTTATTAGCGATTGCTCCAAATGCCAGTTCTAGTATTATTTGCGGAAATACTTCTCCAAGTATTGAACCTTTTCGTGCCAATGCTTACACTCAGAAAACAAAGAGTGGATCATTTTTACAGAAGAACAAATACTTAGAAGCTCTACTCGAAAAGAAAGAAGCAAACACAGAAGCTGTGTGGAGAGATATTGTCTCAAATAAAGGAAGTGTACAACATCTTGAAATACTTACACCAGAAGAAAAAGAAGTCTTTAAGACTGCAGTAGAAATAAATCAAGCTTGGGTAGTAGAACACGCTGCTCAAAGACAAGAGTTTATTTGTCAGTCTCAAAGTGTAAACTTATTTTTTCCACCTGATGTGAGTAAGGGGGATCTTCATAATGTACATATGCTGGCATGGGCAAAGAATTTAAAAACGTTATATTATCTAAGAAGTGAGGCAATTAGCCGAGCAGATAATGTATCAAATCAAGTAAAAAGGGAAATAATCTTTGAACAAGAAGATTGTTTAGCGTGCGAGGGATAATGAGTTTATTAGATGAAAGAAACTTTTATAAGCCGTTTGATTATGGTTGGGCTTATGAAGCATATAAAAAACAAAACCAGATGCACTGGATGCCCGAAGAAGTTCCTCTACAGGACGACATTCGAGACTACAAAGAAAAATTAACACCTGCAAATAGAGCCTTAGTAGATAATATATTTAGGTTCTTTACACAGGCAGATGTTGATGTTTGTTGTGGTTATGCAAAACACTACTTACCAACATTCAAAGCTCCTGAAGTAAGAATGATGTTAGTATCTTTTGCAGCAATGGAAGCAGTGCATCAAGATGCTTATTCTTTGCTATTGGAAACACTAGGAAAAGAAGAAGAAATCTACAAAGAATTCATGGATATACAAGAAATGGTAGAGAAACATGAGTATTTATCAGACTTTAGTATGAATTCGAAACATGATATTGCTAAAACTATGGCAGTATATAGTGGATTTACAGAGGGAGTACAATTATTTAGTAGTTTTGCTATATTATTGAACTATCCTCGACATAATTTAATGAAAGGTATGGGACAGATTGTTACATGGTCAATACGAGACGAAACTCTTCACGTTGAAAATGTATCAAAACTTTTTAGAACTTTTATTGCAGAGAATCCTGAGATATGGACAGATAAGTTAAAGTATGAAATCTACTGCGCTGCAGAACGAGTTGTTGAACTAGAAGATAAGTTCATTGATATTTGTTTTGATAAAGCAGAGATTCCAGATTTAACAGCAGCAGAAGTAAAAGAATATATTCGTTACATTGCTGACAGAAGATTATTAGGATTAGGAATGAAGAATATTTTTCATAGTGACGAGAATCCGTTACCATGGATTGATATGCAAGTAAATGCAGTTGAGCATACAAACTTTTTTGAAAACCGTGCTACTGAGTATGCAAAAAGCAGTACACAAGGAAATTGGCAAGATATTTTTAAATAGGAGAAAATAATGAGTCCACAAGTAACAAATGAAGAACCGATTCTAGAAATGGATGGTAAAAAATATGTCATTTCTGAACTTTCGGATAATGCAAAGTATTTTGTAGGAGCTTTGAACAATATTCAAGTAAAAATGAATCAATTAAAAGTTGAACAAGATACATTGACACTTGCTCAAGAGGGATTTACTTCTCGATTGAAACAAGAAGTTGAAAAACCTTCGGAAGAAGATTCAGAATAACGAAAGGGGCTTTAAGCCCCTTTTTTATACCAACCAGGTAGTCCTATCATAGGTCTACCATCAAATTTATTTTTTTCGGCATCTTTGCCACTAGCATCATTATAATGTAAAAACACTTGACCACAATCTTTACCTTCAAAAGGTTCACGCCAATGCTCTAATTCACAACCACGATACATGAGCATATCGCCTGCTTTTAGTTTAATTTCTATACCTTTTTTGCCTTCTTCACCTGAAGGTTCTAAAAAGATTGACCAATCATCGCCACCTAAGTTCATGGTGGTAGATATCTCGCAAGAGTATCTATCTTTATGTCTTTTTAACTCATCACCTTTTTTATAGATTCTTGCATACGAATAAGTTT